AAAGAAGATGTAGTTCAAGATCTTGTAGATAGAAAATTTGGTAAAGGGTATTTCGATACTGTAGACGATGTACCACCTCCAGGTTCACGTGGTGGACCAGAAGATATTGCAGCGCCATTTACAGGTGCAGGACTTGAAGCAATCAAGAATGTTAAGAACAGTAATTTAATTGTAGATGACATTGTAAATAAAATTTATCTAAACGCAGGTGTTGCAGAAAATGCTCAACCCGTAGTCAGAGCAAATGCTAGAGAGTTTTTAAATAGAATAAAAGATTTAGAAGATCCAGAGTTTCCAGGTGGTACAACTTTATCATCAATTATGGAAGTAGATGATTTTAAATTTATGACTGAAGGTGGTGGCGGAGGAATGGGTGATCCGTTTTTATTGGTACAAAAATATTTTGGACCAAAGGTTGCAGCGTCAATTGCAAAATTAGATTCACCAGATGACATACAAAAGTTTGCAGAAAATTTAGTTAAGATAAAAGATGCAAGAGGTAACTCAGTAACTAGTAGATACTTTGATCCTGAGTCTGTTAGCCCTGATGATTTTGAATTTGCAGATGGAGGTTTAGCAAGACCAGGTTATAGAAGTGGTAAATCTGTTAAAGGTATTATGGATGTTGTAAAAAATTTTTTTAATAAAAAATCAAACGTAGTTTTAAATGAGACATTAACTCAGAATGAAACTAAATATTTAAAAGAGCTTATAGAGGATACAGGAGGAGGACAATTTACTTCGGATATAATGGAAGAAGTTCCTTCTCTTAAAATTATAGGTAATAAAATAAGTGTAGATAAACAAGATGTAAATAGTCTGTCAAAATTTTTAGATGATATGTATATATCTGATTTAGCACCTAGCGGACGTGGAGCAGATAAAATGCCTCCAAGATTAAGAGACACAACTAATAATATTTTAACTAAATTACTAAGAAGCGAAAAAGCAGACGGTGGACGTGTACCAATGTTCATGGGCGGTGCTGCAAGAGTAGGTTATCAAGCTTTACGTAAGTACGGCATTGAAGCAGATGACATTACAAGATTATTTAAAAGTTTAGCAACAGATAAAACTTTAGTTGGTAAAGAAAAAACTATGTACTTCAAACAATTGAATCAAGTACTAAAGAACCCTGATGACTTTCCAGATGGTATTAAAGAAATACAAATTAGACTGGGTATCGACCCAATAGGATTTAAAAGCGGTGGTCTTGCCGGCATCCTGGAGGTGTAATGGCTCAAGCTCCATTTTTAAGCACTCAAAAAGAATTTAAAGGAAAATACATTGTAAGAGATTTATTTGCTAAAAATTATGTATCTACTGGCGATGATTTATTTTCTAGAACGTTGACATCTAACAATGGTAGAAACGGTATCTTTGACACAAAAGAAGAAGCGTTAGAAGCTATTGAAGAAAGAAAACTAGAGACAGGTAGAGGTCTTTCATCAAAAGAAATAAATAAAAAATATAAAAAATTTATAAAAGCAGAAGGATTTAATTCTTGGGAGGAAGCAGATAAAAAAGCTAAATCAAGAATTAAACAGGCATATGCTTTAGAAAAAAAACCATATGAAACACAATCGTTTTTTAAAAAAGAAGGATTGTCAAAAAGATTAAACGTTAAGACTAGAGAATTATTAGAAAAGAAAAAACCAATTAATCCAAGAACAGGATTACCTTATACTTTAGCTGAATACACTGATTTAACATCGGGTCAAAAACAAAAACTTTCATTACGAATGAAAGGGTTAAAAAGAAAAGATGTAAAATATAAACCAAGGCAGGGCTACTACCCTGAGAAAGATGCAAACAGATTAGTTAACTACATGAAGATTGCTGCAGAGCGGCAAGAAAAAGCAGGAATACCTGCAGCAGAAAGAACCTACACAACCGTGTTTGATAAAAATAATAAATTTATTGGTGTAAATGATATTAGAAAAAATCAAGTATACACTCATGTAGATTACAATTTAGCAAAAGAAGGTGCTATTGCAGGAAAAGTAATTACACAACATCCTGATTATGAAGACATGCAAGGTTTTTTTAAGGTTGCAAAAAAATTTAAATATCAATCGCCGGATAAATTATTAGGAAGTTATTTTGCAAAATATGAAAGAGTTCCAACATATAATGAAATATATAATTTTTTTACTACTGATAGAAACGCTTCATTAAAAGTTTTTAAAAATAACGCCTTAACTTTACAGCACCAAGAATTAATTTCTAAAGAGCCTACTAAAAATTTTCAATTGCTAACTCAAATAAAAAATACTCAAGCTGCAACTATTATGAATAGATTAAACAGAGGGGAAATTTCTTCTGCACTTGCTAATTATGAATTACAAAAAATAGGGGCAGCTCAAGAAGGATTGGGAGTTGCATCAGAAACTATAACTCCAGGTAAAGGACTTGGTGTTGCAAAAAGAGAAGCTGTAAAATTATTTAAAGATGCAGCTAAAGTAAATCCAAATATTGCAGACGACATGGCTTCTAGATTAAATATAAGATTTCTTGATGATATAAGAGCAGATGCGGCAGCGAATGGTCCTATTTGTGGAATAGTGCAGAAAAAAAATAAAGGTGGGTCTGTTATAAGTTGTGTGGACGCTGTTGAAGATGCAATACAAAATAATCCACAGAAATTGGCACAAGATGCAAGTAAGATAGGCAAGTTTAAACAAGCAGCGACAGGTTTTTTAGGATTCTTAAAAGGCCCTGGTCCAAAAACATTTGGTATCGGTGCTGGTGTTGGAGCTGCGATAGGACTAGTTAAAGCATTTAGAAACGATGATCCAACAAGTTATTTATCAAACGAAGATCAACAGAAAAGTATGTTGGTAGATATGGCAACACAACCTGTGTCTTTAGATATAGAAAGACCTGCAATATTAGATTATCAACTACCAGCATTAGGTGGAACGTTGGCTGCTGGAACAGCACTAGCTGCACCATCAACAATTAAAGCAAGTAAATCAAGAGCACTTGGTATTGAAAGAAAACCAAAAGGTTTTGTAAAAACAGGTTTAAGAGTTTTAGGTAGAGGACTTGGAGTTGCAGCATCACCTGCATTACTAGCACCCTTTGCAGTTGGAGATATTGCAAGTCAAGTAGCAGAAGGAGATACACCTGAAGATATTGCAACAAATCCATTTAACTATTTGTATCCAGCGTTTGCAGATCAAACAGACAAATTAACTAGAGGACTGAGTCCAACCATTAGAAAAGTTGCTAAACTAGGTTTACCTAAAATTGCACTTAGAGGATTGTCTAGAGCAGGTATAGGTGGCTTTGCAGCTTCTTCTGTTATACAAGGATTAGGATTATTAGATGACTAAAAAGCTAACAACTACGATACCACCGCTTAGAGGGCCCAACCCACAGGGGTTGAATGTTCCCGGAAAAAAGATTATAGTGGTGTCGAACTCGGAGAAAAATAATGTCAGAAATAGACAAGTCTCTACCAAACGTAGAGCAGGAAATAAAATTACCTAGCGAAGAAGAGATAGCAGAAGCATCTCAAGCAAACATAGAAGAACAAGTTGGACCAGAAGATGTTCAAGTTGAACAAGACGAAGACGGTGGTGCTACAATTACTTTTGACCCTGAAGCTGTAAACCAGCCAGGAACTAACGAACATTTTGATAACTTAGCAGACTTATTACCTGAAGAAGTTTTAGGTAGATTAGGTTCTGAACTTTTTGAAAACTATACACAGTACAAAGCATCTAGAAAAGACTGGGAAGATGCGTATACAAAAGGTTTAGATTTATTAGGATTTAAATACGAGACAAGATCTCAACCATTCTCAAATGCAAGTGGTGCAACTCACCCTGTATTAGCAGAAGCAGTAACACAGTTTCAAGCACAAGCTTACAAAGAATTACTTCCAGCAACTGGTCCAGTACATACCCAAATTATGGGTATACCTTCTAGACAAAAAGAAGAACAGTCAACGAGAGTAAAAAATTTCATGAACTATCAACTCATGAACGTGATGAAAGAGTATGAACCCGAGTTCGATCAGTTACTTTTTTATCTCCCTCTTAGCGGCTCTGCTTTCAAGAAAATTTATTACGATGAAATTCTTGACAGAGCCGTGTCTAAATTTGTTCCGGCAGATGACCTGATAGTTCCATACACTGCAACATCTTTAGAAGATGCAGATTCAATCGTGCATGTTTTAAAAATGTCAGAAAATGAATTAAGAAAAAAACAAGTGTCTGGTTTTTATAGAGACATAGAAATTACACCAGGCTATTCACAAGAAACAGAAGTAGAGAAAAAAGAAAGAGAACTTGAAGGAGTAAGAAAAACTAGAGACGAACAAATGTTCACAATTCTAGAAATACATACAAATCTTGACCTAGAAGGTTTCGAAGATAAAGACATGGAACAAAACCCGACAGGAATTAAACTTCCTTACATTGTAACTTTAGATACATCGTCAAGAGAAGTTCTGTCAATTAGAAGAAACTA